AATCCTAAGACACGAAATATGCCAGAGGATGCGCCTGACAAATGGGCGGAGTACATTGAGTATAACCGCCAAGACGTAGTAGTCGAGAAAGCAATTCGTAAACGCTTACTTTCGCTAAAGCCTCCTGCCGTGGAGCATGAGTACTGGCTACTAGACCAAGATATCAACTGGCGGGGTGTGAAAGTAGATATGGAACTCGTTGATGCAGCGCTTGCTTGTAATGACGAAATCGTGGACGAAGCGACTGAGTCGTCCAAACTGTTGACAGGATTAGAGAACCCCAATAGTACGATGCAACTGAAGGAGTGGTTATCCGAAAGGCTAGGATATGATCTAGAAACGATGCGGAAAGACGATGTATCAAGCCTCTTAGCTCAGGATATCCCATCCGATGTGCGCAAGGTACTACAAAATCGGCAAGTACTCGGTAACTCATCAATTAAAAAGTACTTGGCCATGAAAAACGCTGTATGTTCCGATGGTCGCATCCACGGCATGCTTCAGTTTTACGGAGCCATGCGTAGTGGACGATGGGCAGGGCGTGTAGTACAACTGCAGAACCTCCCTCGTAATTACCTAGAAGATTTGGACACTGCCAGGGAAGTCCTTAAGAGTAGAGACGTAGAAATGCTAGACCTACTATACGGAAACCCTGGTGATGTAATTAAGCAACTTATCCGTACTGCTCTTGTAGCAGAGGACGGGCACCGCTTTATAGTAGCCGACTTCAGCGCTATTGAAGCACGTGTTATCGCATGGCTCGCTCACGAGCAGTGGAGACAAGATGTATTTGCACAAGGTGGCGACATCTACTGCGCATCTGCTTCTAGTATGTTCCACGTACCGGTCGAGAAACACGGCGTAAATGGCCACTTACGGCAAAAAGGCAAAGTAGCGGAGCTGGCACTCGGCTATGGTGGTGGTGTAGGAGCCATGAAGTCGATGGACACAAAAGGTGAAATTCCTGAGGAAGAATTGCCCGGTATCATCGAAGCTTGGAGGCGAGCTAGTCCACGCATTACGAGATTTTGGAAGGATGCGGACAATGCTGCCAAGCAAGTCGTTAAAACCGGAGAACCGGTGCGAATTCGGCAAGGTAATATTAAGTTCTTTAAATCAAAAGGATTTATGTTTATCGAATTACCGTCCGGACGTAGACTTGCCTATGCAAGACCTAGAATTGGACTTAACCGATTTGGTAGCGAGTCAATTGAATATGACGGTATGGATCAGGTTAAGAATACCTGGGGCAGAGTTGAAACCTACGGCGGAAAGCTCGTCGAAAACATTGTACAAGCTGTAGCAAGAGATTGCTTAGCAGCGGCAATGCTAAGACTTTCAAAAGCAGGCTATAAAATTGTAGCCCATATCCATGACGAAGTAGTTATCGAAGCGCCCATAGGCGAAGGTAGTTTAGATGAAGTAATCGATATTATGTGTGAGCCTGAGTCCTGGAACGAGGGCCTTATATTAAACGCAGCAGGGTTTGAGAACCCTTACTATATGAAGGATTAGGAGGATAATTCTTATGAAACTTACAAAAAATCAAATTCAACAACAACGCGAAGCGATTGACGGTTTATATGAACTTGTAAAAGAAGCGCCTGCAAGCGAACACAAAGACTCCGCTATGGCATACTGTGAAGGTTGTATCGCTGCTTGTGATTTAGGCCTTAAGGTTTTAAATGGCAAGAAAACGGAAACACCTAAAGTAGAAGATACACCTAAAGTAGAAGAACAGGCTACTACTGAAGAAAAGCCAAAACGTAAACGCATATCTAAGAAGAAAGAAGCACCTGTAGAAGAAACACTACCGGTTGAAGACGTCCCAGTAGTTGATGAAACCCCTGAAGAAGACGATTTAGACGATTTGTTATAAATGAAAGGATAGCGCCTTATGAAGGTATTATTTAGTTTATCAGTTAACAAGCTGTATGACCTAGTACGGCGCAAGCAAGTGAACTCTTGGTCACCTGCTGTACATTACCACGTAGATTGTGGTCAATCATTTGCCTGCTTGTGGCCCTCAGTATCTTCCGGAATGGGTAGAATAGTAGACCCTTATATATCAACTGAGTTCTATTGCCCGCAATGCGGAGAACTCATTCGTACAAGAGGTGCGGACGGTGATTGTGTAGCTGATGCTTCCGGTACCGCTAATGTTCCTCTAGATATTGAACTATCGGTTATTGATCGAGGAACAATTCTTGATGTTAAATTCGAATATCACACAGTATATGTCGATAACGATACACAGTCTATCTACCCTGGATACAAGCCACATCTTATCGACATATTACGCTTCGATTTCAAGCAAGGAAAGGTGTTCTTGGTTCAAAAGAAACGCACTCGCGCCGATATAATATCAGAAATCGACCTTAATATATCGGTATTTCACTCAAAATCATTACCCTTATATTGGCTAGTAGCAACTCCTAATTGTCGCTTGTCGCAATATAAAAAGGAGTTACAAACTTTTGCTAAAGTTCTCAAACAAGCTTACTTTACTAAGTTGTCAAAACGGGTAGGCTACAAAGTTAAGCCAATCAGACAAGGTGTACTACTATCGTCCAGATACGGTGCACTCGATAACTTACTCCATAATTTAGTGTGGAAGATGCACGCGCCTGATGCGCCGGCATTAAATGACAAGCTAGTTAGAGACCACGATAACTACTTCAGACCTTTCGGGGCTAAGTCAACAAGTACTTTGGCTATTACTGAGTTAACTAGCGCCGGTGTTCCTTTTATCAAAGCGCTCATACAGCTTTATAAAGTACCGGATAAGCGCTGGGTTAGAAAATTATTAACTATCCGTCCTTTCTTTTATATCAAGGTGATCCAAACTGCTAGCAAGATATTCAAAAGTATGGATTATCAGAAAGCATTTACAGACCTTGTGGCAGAGGAAGGAGGAAGAACAGGGTATATCCAATCTTGGCCAATATGGAATGATGGACAAGCTTTGCTTACTGTAACTGATTTCCTCAAGCTTATGCGCCATCAATACGGCGAGCGTCGAGTCTTATTATTCTTAAAAAACGCCGACTCCTATTCGGAAGTAAAAGATACTGCGGATATGTATAACCGACTATCAAGAGCTAGAAAAAAGGAGATTTGGGCTAGACGTATCCAAATTAAGGATCTGCATGACGAAATTGTGTGTATATCTAAATTTGAAAAAGCAGAAAATGTCCCAGTACAACGCAGCTTGCTTCATAAAAAATTAATAGACTCTGTTGGTGGTCTAGATTTTACTGTGATTAAAACAACGCATGACATAATTCGACTGGGCGTTCAGCTCAATAATTGTGTGGGTACCTATGTCGATAAGGTAAAGGATCAAAAATGTGCTATCGTTGGGGTTTATAAAAGTGACAAGCCTGTGGCTTGTATTGAGGTAAATCCTACAGATACTTCTGAAGCCTTTACCGTAATACACCAGGCTAAGCTAAAAAACAACAGAGGTGTACGAGATAATCACAACATTAATTATGCTGTATGCCAATGGATTAAAAAGCATCGATTACAAGTACCTAAATATTTAGGGGACATCCATTTTGCGAAGGGAGGAGCGATGTAACATATGGATACAAATATCATAATAGCTACGGGCAAAAGTCGCTCCGCCCGTAGCTGGAAGTCTCAGAAAATGACTTGGAGTGCTTTGGCCAAGAAATTGGCCGAGCCTACTGTAACAAATGAAACAGCTGCTGAATACGCCAAGATGTCTAAAGCCGAGAAAGGCCAAAAGAAAGACGTCGGCGGTTTTGTTGGTGGCTATATCCCTAAAAATGGTAGACGGGTTAGAGGTGCCGTTAAGGAGCGATATTTAATCACGCTTGATGCGGACTCGCCTTGTGATGATTTCCTCTTAGACCTAGATATGGAATTAGGTGGCATGGAGTATGTACTGTATAGTACGCACAGTCATACTACCGATAATCCTCGCTATCGCATCATTATTCCTGCTGATAGAGCAATGACTCCAGATGAGTACCAAGCTGTATCTAGACGTATAGCTGATGATATCGGCATTGACTCCTTTGACCCATCCACGCACCAGGCAGAACGTCTGATGTACTGGCCAAGTTGTCCAAAGGATGTGGAATATGTATATCAGCACAGCGAAGGTAGCTTAGTCGCTGTTGATCAATATCTTAATACCTATAGAGATTGGCGAGATACGAGCCTTTGGCCAACATCGAGTAAGGAGTCACAGATTCGCCTTGATGCGGCCAAAAAGCAAGGTAACCCTTTGGAGAAAAAAGGTTTACTCGGCGCCTTTTGTAGGAGCTACAGTATCACAGAAGCTATTCATAAATTTCTTCCCGAAGTATATGAACCAACACAAGTCGAGGACCGATACACGTATACCGGAGGCAGCTCAGTAGCCGGTCTTGTCATTTACGATAATGATACTTTTGCTTACTCCAACCATGCGACTGACCCTATCAGTGGTAAGCTCGTTAATGCTTTTGACCTGGTCCGTATCCACTTATTTGGTGCTGAAGATGCTGACGCTGATCCACAAACAAAAGTAACGGATTTACCAAGTTACAAAGCTATGATAGATTTTGTTAACGATGACGGCGCAGCACCAATTTTGCTCGACAAAGAACGTATGGCCGATATGGACTTTGAGGACATCACGGAAGACGAGGAGGACTTCCTCGAAAAGCTCAAACGTGACCGTCGAGGTACACCAGAGTCTGACGTATTTAACTGCTTAGTAGTTCTTAAATATGACCCTGCCTTAAGAGGTCGTATACGCCTCGATGAATTTGCACATCGGTTAGTTGTAACCGACGACCTGCCGTGGCGAGGTAAGGACGAAACCCCTTACTGGACCGATACGGACGATGCGTGCTTACGGAATTACTTTGCTACAAAATATCTGATCAAGGGTAAAGGCATTATCGATGACGCCCTGCAGGAAGTCACGCAAGATAATAAATTCCATCCTGTGCGTGAGTATTTAACTGGCGTATCCTGGGACGGTACTTGTAGAGTCGATACTCTCTTCATTGATTATATTGGAGCAGAGGATACCGAATACATCAGAGCGGTAACACGTAAATGGATGTGCGGCGCTGTAGCACGTGTCATGAACCCAGGTGTTAAGTTCGATACAGCTATCGTATTATATGGCTCTCAAGGTCTTGGTAAATCGTTAATCTTGGAGCGGTTAGGCCGTAAATGGTTCAATAATTCACTCGTGGATATCAAAACCAAAGATGCCCTAGAACAAATTCAAGGCTCTTGGATTAATGAACTTGCAGAACTCGCGCCGACCTACAAGAACGATAATGAAATCGTTAAGGCCTTTATCAGCCGCACCTCGGACCGGTTCCGCTCACCGTATGGGAGACGCACCGAGGAGTACCCTCGCCAGTGTGTATTCGCAGGCTCCACTAATAATCTTATGTTCCTTAAGGACCGAACCGGTAACCGCAGATTCTGGCCAGTCACAGGTGACAAAGATCGTAAAACTAAGAACGCCTGGGAGCTATCAAAAGAGGACATAGACCAATTGTGGGCAGAAGCCTATTACTACTGGTCAGAGGGTGAATCCTTAGTCCTTGAAGGAGAACTTGAAGAAGAAGCCCTTAGAATTCAATTATCACACACAGAAGGTGGCGAACTCGTAGGTCTCATTGAAGAATACCTTGATATGTTATTACCTGAGAACTGGGAGTCGCTTGATATCTTTGATAGGCGCGATTATATCAGAAATTATGGCGATGACGATCATCGCGGTTCAGTGCAGCGGGAGCGGGTGTGTGCCCTTGAGATATGGTGTGAAGTGATGGAAGGGGACCGGAAGAACCTGCAGAACGCAAAGGCTAGAGAAATCATTGACATCTTGCAGTCTATTAAAGGGTGGAGTCCTTATTCCAAGAGCGTAGGAAAGATGCGATTTGGAAAATTGTACGGTGTGCAAAGGGCGTTTATCAGAGATAATAGCACTCTCCAAAATACGGCCAAAATGGTAGCCAAAAATCGCAAAAATTAGTGTTGCCGATTTTTGTTGCCGATTAGCCATTTTTATAATATCAAAAAAAATCGAAATAATTTTTATGCAACTCTATACATCGACAAATTTTGATATAAAGTAAATAATCGGCAACGGCAACACGTGTGGCAACAAAATCGGAAACACGATTAGCGCAGTTGTTATCTATCTTAATTCCTATTTGTTGCCGATGTTGCCTATTATTTACTATTAATTAAAAATAATAAATATATGAATAATGGTGTGCATACACATACACGTAAAAAACACGAATACGCGTATATATATGTTTACGAAAAAAAAACGGCAATATCGGCAACACAACCCCGATGAAGCCAGTATTCATATAGGTTTAGACGTGTTGCCGATTATTTATTGAGAACGAGGTGAGAATAATCGAAAAGGATATTGAGCGTTGGTTAGGAATTCAACTCAAAAAAATGGGTTGTATATATATGAAGTTCGTGTCACCTGGGAATGACGGAGTGCCAGATCGAATAGTAGTACTTCCCGGTGGCAGTGTTATATTTGTAGAACTCAAAGCCCAAAAAGGAGTATTAATGGCTAATCAAAGAGTACAAGTTGCTAGATTACGTAAGCAGGGCGCGTTAGTATTTGTGATTACAGGAATGATAGAGGCTAAGTTATTTGTTGATGACATAGAAAGGGTAATACATGAACTTTCATCCACACGAATACCAAGAAATAGCCATACAACGAATCATTGATCATACGCACTATGGGCTGTTACTTGATATGGGTTTGGGTAAAACTGTTTCCACATTAATTGCTATTGAACAGCTAATGTATGACTATTTCGACATTAAGAAAGTACTGCTTATAGCTCCTAAAAAAGTAGCAGAGTCTACTTGGGCGCAAGAAACCCAAAAATGGAGTGAGACAAGTTATCTCACAATGGCATCAGTGTTAGGCCCTGAAAAGGACCGCATCAAAGCCCTTGAAAGTGACGCCGATATCTACGTTATGAACCGTGAGAATGTGCAATGGCTGTATGACTACTATTTTGAAAAATCTAAGAAGCCATTTCCGTTTGACATGCTTGTCATCGATGAGAGTTCATCGTTTAAGAATCCACAGGCTAAACGATTTAAGGCGATGCGTAAAATGAGGCCTTTCTTTAAGCGAGTAGTCATTCTAACAGGTACACCGGCACCAAACACGTTAATGGATGTGTGGGCGCAGATGTATTTGTTAGATGGTGGTGAACGCTTAGGCAAAACCCTTACAGAGTATAGATTACGATACTTTACCCCCGATAAAACAAATGGGCATATCGTGTACAGCTATCGCCTATTACCTGGAGGCGATAAGGCTATATTTGGTAAGATGCAAGATATCTGTATGAGCTTAAAAGCTAAAGACTACCTAAGACTTCCTGAACGTATTGAAAATGTAATCACAGTAGAAATGAGTCCTAAGGAGTATGGGTTATATAGAATAATGGAGTACACTCACGTATTGAGCTTAATAGATTCTGACGACGTGAGTGCCTTAAATTCAGCGGCACTCACGAGTAAATTATTACAACTCGCAAATGGATCCATTTATACCGACGACGGCGAAACTATAGTTGTCCATAATGAAAAAGTTGAGCGATTAAAAGAATTAGTAGATACTAATGACGGAAAGCCGATGTTAGTATTCTACAACTTTAAGCACGACCTGCAAGCGATTAAGAAAGCATTTCCTAAAGCGGTAGAGTTAAAAACCGATGACGATGTAGCCGAGTGGAATAAAGGCAATATCCAAATGTTACTTGCCCATCCCGCATCGGCAGGATACGGATTAAATCTTCAAGCAGGTGGAAACATCATAGTGTGGTACGGACTAACTTGGAGCCTGGAACAATATCAACAAGCTAATGCAAGACTTCATAGACAGGGGCAAACACAACCAGTGATTATCCACCATCTAGTTACCAAAGGCACGATGGATGAACAAGTTATGAAAGCCCTCGAACGTAAAGAAGTAGGACAAGATGCACTACTCGAAGCTATCAAATATCGTAAAGAATTGTATAGAAAGGATGATTAATATGGATCAATTTATAATGGCAGGGTTAATCGGGGCCATCGTGGTAATAGTGAGTTACACGACTATTCAAGTTATAGATATCACTGATAAATATCTTGATAATCGAAAATACATGGTTGCATTGAGGCTGACCCCAGGTAGGTTGTATGAGAGACCAAATAATCCCCCGCCACCGCCTGTAAGGTTATCAGCTAGCGAGGAATTAAAACAATATACAGCTAATGAAACTTTAAAACGTCATGCGGCTAATCTAAAACGGTTACAAGGAGAACATAAAATGAGATACAACTCGACTTTACAAGAAAAAGCAATTGAAGCAGCACAAAAGGTATTGTACGGTGTAGATAAATTCGATTATCTTGCTGCTGACGGAGACCTAAACGGGATGTTCGTTGTTTGGTTTTGTAAAACTTTACAAAACTGGAAGGCGATCGTAGCCGGACGAGATTTTGATGAATTTATTGAAGTCACACACAACGGCGATAAAAATGAAACTTATGTTGATATCTATCGAAAAGTAACGAACGCGTGTGTAACATATGATTGCAACGGTCACACATACATTAAAAGTATAAAAGAGCTATAAAAATTGTATAAGGAGTAGAACTATGCAAAGAAAATGCAGCAGATGCGGCGAGAAGTATACTTTGGTTAAGGACGAAAAGTATTGCCCTGATTGTATGGAGGTTATGACACCCCCTATGCTGAAAGTAAAACAGGACCTTAAAATTACAGAGTGTGAAGGTTGTGGTATCAAATTTTCAGTACCTGCAAGCAGACCTGGGCGACCGCCAAAATATTGCCCAGAATGTGCAGCTAAACACGCCAAAAAGTCTAAAGTAGAAAAGCTTAAGAAGGTGAGTCACGAATTACAAAAAGAAGAAGTAGCCAAACAGGAAATTATAGCTACGATTACTAAACATATGGAAGCTAAGCCAGCTACGAGTAAGGCGACAATTAAGGAGGAGAAGGTAGTGGCACCTGTTAAAGTATCTAATATTGAACACGATGCTGTTAATCATCCGTCACATTACACTCGTGGCAATATTGAAGTAATCGATTTCATCGAAGATCAACAATTACCTTACCATTTAGGAAATGTAGTGAAGTATGTAGCACGTGCTGGGTACAAAGGTGATAAAGTAGAGGACCTAAAAAAAGCGCAATGGTATCTCAATCGATACATCCGCACACTTGAAAAAGGAGTTAGTAATTAATGGTGGTGGAAATAAGGGGACTTGTGAATGACTGATAAAGAGTACATGCTTCAGATATTACGAATTGATGACAGGATCGATTCCATCAATCGTGATATCGAAGCCCAAATAGAACGCAAAGCGGATACTCTGTCAGCTACCGATTATAGCAAGGATAGGATATCCGGAGGCAGTTGTAGCGATTTATCAAATATCGTGGTAGGTATTGAGCAATGTGTCGAATTGCAACGAAAGGAAATAGAAAGGTTAAAAGCCATCAAAGCAGAAGTACGAAGCGTGATTAGTCAAGTACGTCCAAACGAATTGGCCATGCTACTAACAGAACGATACGCACAAGGTAAAAACTGGAAGGAGGTGGCTGATATTTTAGGATATAGCGAGGCTAGAGTACGCGGAGAATTGCACGATCGAGCATTAACTGAAGTAGGGTACATTCGTTCTATGATGTAAAAGTCGATACATTTCAGTACAAAACGATACAAAACAGTACATCAAAGTGTGGTATACTGTAGGTGTGAAAGTTGGGAAACTTCACAAGAATTAAATTAGTAAAAAGGACGCCAAACATAACTGGCGTCCTTTTTACTTACAGAGATAGGCGGTAGTCTAGCACCCTTTAACGGGTGCTTTTTTGTTGCCCAAATTTACATTATCAATA